ATCTAGTAGTACCGTCATTATTATTCTGGCTAATAGGATCAAAACTTAAACCAGGCAAATTAATACCTTGAATAGAATAATTAACAAAGTCAATAGGCTCAGTTATTAAATTTCCAGGAATTCTGTTCAAGTATTTTTTGTACTTGTCAGCAACTTCCTTGGGAATAAAAGTCCTAGGTAACTTAAAGTTAAATAAATTATTTCTACTGTTTAAAATCATTATATGATATTTACGTTTCCATGATACAACATAGAAGATGTTGAACCATTTTTAATATTTATGTAAAATGTATCACTTGACACATTAGCATCTGGTTGATCAAATCTGGTTGCAATTGCTTTATCGATTTTAAATAAAACTTCACCTTTACCCATATCTACGTTTGGAAACGTAGGATCTGCATATATGATTTGTTCAATGTTTCCGCTTTTTAAGATCAATTCTATCTGTTCAGCATTTACTAATGAAACTTCTTTTAAAGTATCGGCTTCCTTTTGAGCAATTCTAAATTTAATAAAGTTATCAGAAACTTTAGAAAGTGTAATAGAACCCAATCCCATTCCATAATAAGTCATCTCGTTTAATGCAGTTACATTTGCTCCGTCTAATTGTACATTTGTATTTGATACATTAATGTTTGTTGTATTTACAGCAACTGGTACATATTTAGTTTCACCAACCGAAGGTCTAATAGAATTAACAAAATTATTAATAGACGTATTTGCAGTAGTACTTGCTATTTTATTGTAAACTTTTGTAGTTGCCAAAACATTATTTAATTGAACCATTCTCTTAGCATACTTACTAGGTTTCTTATAAATCAAAGAAGCTTGCTTTACGATTTGAGTATTGTCAGTTTCGTTGTAAATTCTTAAAGTATAATTAATTAAAAAAGAATTTGCAATGTTTGCAGTTTGAATAATAGGTCTATATAAAATAGGTTTGTCTAAATTATCAACTTGAGAATATGTTACATTTGAAGTTTGATTAAATGTGTTTCCAGATTGTTCTAAAACCTCTATGTCGTGAAACACTGTAATGTCATCTCCAGAAGTTTGATGTCTTAAGTTTACATATCTAGCAAAGTTATCAATTGAACCATCTTTTAATCCGTAGATTTTAAAATAATCTCCATCTGCAGCTTCTTCAATTACAGCAGATATATCTTGATATTCATCTTCTTGAGCTAATGTAACTAATAAAATTTCTGCAGCATCTACGTATTTTACGTTATTAACTTCATAAACACTATCAATTAATTTGAAAACTATTTCATAATTAGAACTAGGATTTACAGCTGCTTGTGTACCTTGAGCTCCGAAGAAAGCTTCTTGAAAATCTAAGTTTAGTGTATTGTCATACATATCAACCAGCGAAGGCACTTTAACTTCTATAAATTTAGAAAATGCAACACCACCTAAAACAAATGGAGTTGGATTTTGAATTTCATAATTTGAATAGTTTAAATATGCTAAAGATGTAAAGTAGTTATAAATACCTGAATTTTTTTTGGCTTTTACTTGAAATAAGAAACCTTCGTAACCTCTATCGGCAAATGAAAAACCAGTTTTCAAATGCAATCTAACAGTATCGTAGTTTACCAAATTACTAGTAATAGTCTCATTAGAAATAGATGTACTACCATCCCAATTAGGATCTGCTAAATAACCTAAAGTATTGTCTAACAGCGCAAATTTGGTTCCGTCTGTATTATACTCAACTGCATAATATCTACCAATTTCACCTGTTCCAGTTTTGATAGTATTTCCAGTTTCTTGATCTGGTGTTGCAAATAGTGGATTAGCTTTATCACTTACTACAATTGAACCACCTGAATATGTAGTTCCATTATCACTATAAGAATATGAGTAATTTCCATTTGTATTAGGAACGTAAATAGCTTTAGATCCTATAATAGTAAAACTACCACCTGCATTAATAGAAAAATTAGAAGGCGTAGCTAAGTTAGATAAATCAAATTCGTATGTTTTACCATTTTGTAATTGTAATTCTCTTCTAGAAAAATTGTTTACAGCAACATAAATACCAGCAGTATCTACAGTAAAGTTTACAACATCTCCGCCTAATTCGTGTATTAAGTATCTTGTTGCAGTATTATCTCCGTTAACCGTATTTAAAAATTTAATATGGCTTCCATTATTATCAGTTTCAATAGTAGACAAAGCAGGATTAGACTGATCGTGGTAAATGAATTCCAGCAATACGTCTTTATCTAATCTTAAAAATTTTGATGATTTAGCCATTTATATTATTTATTATTTTCCGAATTGTAACCATTTAGGTGTCCATAATAAAGATGCACCGATCCATGGCGATAAACTCAAAGTTGAACCGTTTACTAAAGAAACTCCATATCCAACTCCTACGCCCATAACCCAACGATCTCTCTTTTTAGGAGCTTCATTCAGTTTATTATTTATCAAATTTATATTTTCAATATCCAAGATATTTAAACCAGGGTAAGAAGAAGCCATTTTAACTTCTTTATATCCTTTAGATTCATCTATTGAAGCATATAATTTTATGTTCTGTTTAATGTCAAATTGTGTTTGTGTACTATCTAATAAAAATCTTTTATCAAAATATAAAATCTTAGCTCTACCTGTAAATGATCTAGAATTACCCATTCCAAAATCATCTACTTTTGTAAAATTAATAAAAGCTGAAGTATCTGTGATTTGTACAAATGTTCCATCTGGTTTTGCAGTAGATAGAATCTCTATTTGTGATTTTAACAAAACATTCTGCTTACTTAAGTTCTTACCTAAATTTAAAGCTGATGCATATTCATTTTTAAGATCTTTGTAATTATTTTCAAATTCATCTATTTTAAAAACAAATGCTCTTCTTTCAGCTATTAATCCACCGTTTTCGGCTTTATAATATCTAATAGTATCTTGAGACGCTACATAATTATTATGAGCTCTCTCAGCTTCAATTTTAACTTGACTTAATTCAGCCTTTAGATTTGTTTTATCATTACATTGTTTTAAAAATAATAAAACAAATAAAGCTCCTAAAATAAAAACAATAGTATTCTTATTTAAGCCTTTTAAAAAATTATAAATCGAATTAATAAATTTCATATTAATTAATTTTATTGAAGTTGAATTCTAGTGTCCCAACTTCCACAGTTAAGGCATGTTGGTCCAAATGCGTTTAGTGTAAATGAATAAGTTCCAGGATTAGATATAGTTATAAGTTGTTCATCCTGTTGTCCATTTGCTTCATACGCCGAATAAGATCCTACGTTTTGTATATCTAAAGAACTATCGCAAAAACAATTATTAGATAAATATCCGCCAAGTGTTGTATATCTTATAGTAGCAGGCGCAACATTTATTATAATGTAACCGCTAGCAACAGCTGGTGTAGAACAACTTACTACAGTATTTCCTGAAATTGTATTTCCTTGAATTGTCATTGTAATTGGTGTAGTTGCATAAAACCATTTACCAACACCAGTACCACTAGGTTCATTTATTTTTACAGTAACTCTATAATACATTGTGCCAGTGCCAGATTCAGATGTTGTTAAACTAGCTGAAGTAGCTCCTGAAATATCTACCCAATATGCATTATCTGTACTTTTTTGCCATTGGTACGCGTACGTTGTCGAACCTTTCCATGTTGGAGCAGTAACTGTAGAATTTAAAGTAAAATTGGTGTTTATTAATGTAAGATCGCTTGTACCTCCAGTAGATAATGCATTTGTTACTATTAATACTGACAAAGCATCATCACCTTCTTGGAAACCTGTACCGTTATCAAACACTTTACCGTCTGAAGATTTAATAAATCTTAAGTAGTTATTTTTAATCCATGACCCTTGAGCTACGAATGAATTTAAATTAGAATCTGTGTATAATTTAACATCTTCACCTGCAGTTCCAGTCCAATATTGTAATGTTGGATTTTTCCAAGCATCATCTAATGTTGATTGTGTCCAAGCTCCTGAATTATAAACAGAATTCCATGCTGAATAAGATGGATTATTACCTGGCACAACTAATGTACCCATCGCTGTACCGCCTGAACTAGAAGAACCAGAAGATCCAATGTTAGAAGGTATAAGTGATTGTGTTGGCGTAATTACATTATTACCAGCATATTTAAAAGTTATGTCAGTAAATATCAAATCCGAGTTATTACCTGCAATTGTACCATTATCTTGCCAGTATAGGTTATCTTCTCCTAAAAATACAACGTGTATAAATCTTTGCATTTCTAATTGAGTACCACCTGAACTTGGATTGTATATTGAAACAGATGATGTGTCAAGCGATGATATAATGCTGTATTGACTACCTGCGAAAGTAGCAATCATTGTCATATCACTTCCACCAATAATAGTTTGTACATTATCAGATTTACCTGCTACACCTTGACCAGCTCCAGATGGATTTGCATCAATATGATATGTAAAAGATGATAAATCTGGAACAGGATATGTGTTAGTGGTGTTTGGTTTTATCCAGTTTTCACCGTGACACAAATACCAACCTCTATAACTGTTTTTACCTCTACCAAAATAAACTTCTATTGGAGAAGTAGAATTTGGCAAATGAAATCCTTTATCAAAATTGTTTGAATCATTAAAAATAGAAGATAAAATTGGAACGATGGTTCCAACTGGAACACCAGCTTGTATTTCTGAAATAGATTTCCAAGCAACAGTTCCTTGATTATCTGTTGATGTTAAAAGTTTATCGACCGCTGGAGAACCAACGTTGATTTTTAAATTACTACCTTTAAATTCAGAATTACCTTCAAATAAAGAAGACACTTTAACATTGAATTGTGTTGCACTTAAATTAGCAAATTCGGTAGTGTTGTTTTTATATACGAATTTGTCAGCAACATATCTTACAGTTCCACCTCCAGAAAGAAAACCTTCTGCAAATTTAACTATTCCTCCGCTTTTAAATAATCTAAAAGAAACTTTTGTATTACCACTACTATCGTCAGTTAATTGAAAGTTATCATTGAAAACACTAGATTTTCTATGAATCCATAAAGCAGCATCTTCTGAAACTTGATTATATCTAGGATCTGATTTATCTAAACCTATTATAATAGACGGTGGATTTTGATAATTTAAATCATCATGTATTGGTAAAACAGTAGAGCCATTAACTCCAGTATTAATTTTCCATGAAGTATCTCCATCATTACCAGAAGGTCCTTGTGCACCTTGAGGTCCTTGTGCACCTTGAGGTCCTTGATCTCCTTGCAAACCAGTAAAACCTTGAGCACCTACTGCACCTTGAGCACCCATAGGACCTGCTCCATTTGCAATAATCTGATCGAAGTTATAATTAACCTTGTCTAACTTTTCGTTATCTGTGTCAATTACGAATATCTGTTTTAAATTCATTATAATACTGGTCTTTTTATTATCTATTTATCTGTTTTAATTAGCTAAGGTTTATCTAAAATTTGTTAAACACGTTCTTCTTTGTTCCAATACACCGACGTTTGCGCATTGTCTATACCATAGGTCGTTTTCAGGGCCATAAAATGCATTATTCTCTATCGTTATGATTGGCTCGTATCCTTCATTACCAGTTGCACTATATAAATTTCTATAAACCGGTGATAAAGATGTAGCAGTACTCATAAATGTATCTTCATCAGTATATGCATACATAACTTCATCATATATTTGATTACAGTAATTAAAACTAGAAGATGCTTTTGCTATATAATCTCCATTTGGATAGCTTTGAGACGCTAACACATTAAATATGTAATTTCCAAAGAAATCTTCTCCTAGAAAAGAGCCTTGAACTTGGCTCCAATATCTTCTATATAGACCTACTCTGTACCAACCGTTAGGCGCATAATAAAATGGCGTTGAAGCTGGATTTGTATATAGTTTAGTTGCATTGACAAAAAGGTTGCTATCTGAATATAACAATATGCTAGAGCCTGAATACGGAGCATCAGGACCATTTAAGTTAAACATATTAGGTCCTATTGTAGCTGTAAAACTATTTACAGTTTGACAATTTTCAACAGCCACGAAGGCTTCAGTAACAAATGTTCTAACTACACCTCCGTTTGAATAATAACCTGATCCAACAACTGCATTTCCCGCAGCGTTGTATATTAATTTACTTGCTAAATTGGCACCTAAATTAGTCCAAAGAGCTGGATCAAAATCTATTTTATATGCTGACGTTGGATTTAAACAAGCTTCAGCTCTAGTTATAGGGCTAAAAGATAAATTTATATCGTATAATGTTGGCGTAGGTGGAATAATCACACCGCTACCAGCATCTTCCCAATGCATACCTGTTTCTTTCAAATAACAAATATAAATTAATTTAGAATCACTTTGGGATAACGGTCCGTCAGAATTAAATATTTCAGTTTGATTTGAAGTTGCATGATTTGTATAATTAGAAGTATATGATCCGCCTGATTGTGTAATGTCTAACTTTAAATCTGATCCTCCTAAAATAGATAATTTAGTAACTGATGCACTCGCATGTTCTTGACTAGAATTACCAGAAGTATCTTCGGCAATATCATAAGAATATGAATTTAAATTAGGTAATTCAAATGTAATAACACCTTTCTTCCAAGTTTTACCATTGCATATGTACCAGCCTTGATACATTGTACCTGTTTTACCAGATCCGTTTGTATTTTCTAAATAATCAGGCGTTGCTGTTTTAGTTTCATTTAATAAAAAATTGTTATTATTAAATTGATCTGCATTAATAGCAATGATACTACCAATAGGAAAACCAGGAATAACTTTAAGTGGATCAACCCATTTTACTTTACCGTTTGAATCAAATGATTGTGCAATCCAATTCGCAACAGGATTTTCAGTATTAAATTTAGTAGAACCTTGTATTTCGTTGGTTTCAGAAGTATCTCCGAATATAGAATTAATGGTCTTTATATTAAATAAAGATGCATTAAATTTACCAAATGTAGATGTTGCACTAGGATTAACGTTATATGTTAAAACAGCTTCATCGCTTATTAATTGAAATTCTGAATCAGCAGCGACATCAAATCCGTACTCTAATATATTGTCTTGGTTTTCTTTAAATAAATTTATAGAAACTATTTGATCATTTGCTTCGTCATCTGAAGAAAATACAATATTTTTTTGTAAAGCACCTAATTTAGTATGAATTTTACCTAAAATACCAATTTTAGCTACGTTATATTCATTTAAAGGATCTGTGCTATTATTAACGCCGAATAAGAAATTGGTAGGGTTATATTTACCGAACTGATTTATTTTTAGAGTAATATGACTTGAGTTTTCACTTTCATTTTTAAGCCAGACGGTTTCACCGTCTGCGCCTTGAGAACCAATTACACCTTGAGAACCGATTAATCCTTGAGGTCCAAGTGGACCTTTTGCTCCATCTAAACCTTGATCTCCTGAAAAACCACGAGGTCCTGATGGTCCACCGCCAGATATTAAAATTTGGTCAAAATTAAAATTTAACTTTTCAATTTTTTTAGATGACCACCAAGCGCTGTTATATTGGTCTAAATCACTTTCAAATAATTCCTTTATTATGATAGACATGTTATGCTATTATTTTGACAACGACTTTAAACTCATAGTTATAAGACGGTTTTTTATTATATATTAATCTAAAATTTAAACGTTCTTGTACAAAACCTTCAATAGAATAATTAGTTTGTTTTTTATGAATGTCCGTATCAATTAACAATGGATCAATTTGATTTACAAATGTTGTATTGATATTTTTACCTTCTTTGGCATAAATATTTATACTGTGAATAATAAATCTAGGCACTATATTTTGTTCCGAATATAATTGCAAATCATCTAATGTTGTTGTTAAGTCACCGTATGATTTAGAAGGTGTCACATAACTATTAAATGAAGATTTAATACCTCTTTCTAACAATTCGTCTAACACTGCTTTCTTAACATAGAAATCAGCATATATTTTATCATCCACTTCAGTCCAAGCTAGAGAATATGTGTTCTTATTATTTTCTCTATATTGATTTAATTCATCTATACTATTTAAACGTATTTCACTAAATGAAGAAATGTCGTATGCGTTAGACACTTTCATGATAGTAGAAGCCATAAATGCTTTTTCTTCAATAGGATTAACAGTACCTGAAACAAATGAATATTCATTATTTGCACCAGATTTAATATAGTAATTCTCTGAATATTTAGATTGTAAAATATTTAAATCTTTTTTATTAATTGCGATTTCACCGATCTTAGGATATAATGGCAATTTATCAGTACCGCTTGATAATTTTAAAGTACTATCGGGTGCTTCAGTATTTACTTTGTGATAAAAATAATTTTTAATTATTCCATAATCATTTAAACCAAGTGTATCGAAGTATGAACTAAATGCAATTCCAGTTCTATTAAATTTGTTATAAATTAACAATTCTCTAGTTGGAATAGATCCATCTTTTAAAGCTTTGTTTTCTGAATATATGTCAGTAAAATATAAAACGTCTTTAGTCAATGGTACATAATAACCATTCATTCGTCTTAATATAGTTCTATATGGATTTTCAGTTTGCACTATTTTTTTACCAACTTCGGCTGATGATATTTTGTAAGATTTTGGTTTGTCTTCGTCTACTGCAGCCTTGATATATGAATCTTTGTAAAACGGTGTTCCATTTTCAATTTCTAAAACAAATGAATTGTTAATAACATCACCAGTTTCTGACACATTTACATAGTTTACGCTCTTAGTAAAGTTATTAAAAATCTCTTTAAATGATTTAGCTTTAATATCATCCAGGTTTTGCTTGAATGCGTCCCAGCCTCCACCATAATAAGTGTATATTAAATTAGATTGATCTGAAGGAGTGATCTCTATTATGTTAGGAGCATCTGCTCCAACAGTATCAGTCACAGAGTCCCATAATTTAGGATAACCTATGACACTAATAGAAGTATCACTTAACACTTTAGAAATTTGAAAAGCATACGTGTTACCGTTATAATCAAATAACAAATAAGAATATGCACCTTTTTCTGTAATACTAATTTGTTTTTCAAAAATAGGTGATTTACCATTAATGTCGTCTATACCATCTATTATTACCTCAGTCGTTGCTGTTAAGTTTTGTATATTAGCGTATGCTCCATATATGTTTAAAGCACCGTCTATTTTACTATCAGATATTGCACTACCAATATAAGAGTGTCTTAATTCGTATAAAATTTTATGGGATATTTCTTTTATATTATTATTCTGCAATGAAATATTAACATAAACACAAATGAATTTAAACTTGTCATTTTTAATAACATCTATTATAGTATTAGTGTCGTTTGTCTCCTTGTCTAAATTTAATAATATTGCAAATTTATAATCATTTGCTAAATTATCGTTTACGTATTCGGTCGGAATATTCTTTACATTTTCTTTTCTCGATTTGTAAATATATTTTAAGCCTCTAAATATAGTATCTGAAAAGCTATACGCATCACCTTTATTAAATTTAGTGTATAACTTTTTAAGTTTATTTTTTATAAATTGTACACCGTCGTTGTTGATTTGAAATAAATCACCAACAACAATAGAAGACATTCCATCTTGTGTTGGAATAGTACCTAAACACGTTAATATTGTTTTATCATTATTTAAGAACGGCAAAGTAAGAGGTACAAATACACCATTCTTTTTAGTAACACCAGTATTAGTTACAATACTTTCATCAATGGCTTTATCAAATGTGATATAAGTTGCACCATTCGCATATGAAATATTAGTTACTTTAGAAAAATCTAAGTAAGCTCCTTCCCAAACAAAATATTTGCTAAAGTAATCGTTCGTCGTACTCTTAAGATTTTGAATTGTTAATTCTCCATCATTTAAGAAATTAACATAACTCTTAAGTTTGCTAAAATTAGCAGAGTCATATTTAAATATAGTTGGAATTTGATTAATGTGAAAATATTCCATATTGTAATCTAATGCATTTCTTTCCAAACCAGATTCTACATTAGGCGACATATTATCTGAACCGAAAGCTTCGCTTACAGTAAATAAATATGGATTCATTCTTGCATTAAAAGAATCTTTAAGCGCAAATTTATTAATATGTGGAACTACTCTACTCAAAAGAGAAGTTTCCTTTAATTCATTTTCATATAATCTATCATATTCTGAATAGATTTTTAAATCTTTTACAGCAATATTAGAATCTACGTTAAATTTATTACCAACGTCCTCTAATCTATTCACGATATCAGCTTCTGTTAAAGAAACTAAACTTGGATAGTATTCTTCGTGTCCAATTAAAAACGAAGAAGAGCATGCTAAATCATAATATCTATAATATGTGCCATTAACACTAGATGCCACGATTAAATCGTCTAATGCTAATTCTCCATAATTTGAGTTAGAAGTATCGTAGAAATCAAAATCAAAATCCTTTAAATTGTATGCGCTAAATTTACCATAGTATGTTACTGGAGATTGATAATAATTTAAATTGGTATATGTGTTTAGTTTATTGATTTTTTTAGATAAACATATTCTGTAAAAGTCAGAATCAAATGCATCTTCTAAAATTTCTAAAACTTCAGATTTTGTATTCAACACAGGATCTTTAATTATGTGACCTACTTTAAGATTACCTAATTGTTGTTTTTCTAAGTATATGAATCGGTTTTCATCTTTACCACCAGTCATAGAGTAATTAGTCCAATCATTAAAATTGGTTAAACTACCAACTGGCAAAATAGAATTATTAATGTTTGACAATTTACCAGAAATTACTTGTATAAAATCTGAAATATTACCAGTTCTAATACCAAAGGCAACAGAATTTCTATCATATCCTTGTGCATAATCTTCTATAACAATTGTGTCTGCAACAACAGTAGCGACAAAAGGATTATCAGAATGTGTTATACATGAAGCAAGCGCATGCAAAACATGCTTTAAATCACCTAATAATGAATATCTGTTTTGTTCAAATTTACCGACTTGCAAAGAATTATCTGCCATGTATGTAAATGACGTTAAGTTGAAATCGTCAGCTTTAAATTCAGAAATTGCAGTTAAATATATTTTATCACCATGATGTGGCGTGTCTATTAATTTGAATTTAATAAAGTCTTTTGCCTCTTTAGATAAAATATTGATTTTTAAAGTTCCGGCCAATACATCGTCAGTGAATTCAGAAATTGTTTTATTTTCTAAGCTTACTGGTATATTTTTAGTATTGTCAAAACTAATACCATTTTTAACGTGAAAGAAATTGTTGTATGGTGATCTAATCCAGTTTAATGTTGGATGACTTAAATCCTTTGTATTTAAAAACATATCTTGGTGAGATATTCCAACTGGTAAATCATAATAAGATAAAACGCCTCCATTTTCAATAATAACACTTTGATCTGCATCATTATTTACAACGTCGTTTACTTTAAATTCACCTTCATATATTGCATCTGTGTATAATCCAAAATATCTATAAACTTTATAATCTGTTGCGTGATCATCATCAAATAAAAATTCAATATTGATTAAATTAGCAACAGCTAATTGATTTCTTTCAAAACCATCAGTTATAATTTGATTATTAAGAATTTCTATTTTATCTACTAATAAATCTCTATTTGTATATTCTCTTTTTTGAACAAATCCACCTTTAACAACATCTATGCCGCAATATGTTGTATGGCTAGACGCATCAAAATTTTGAATGATAGGCGCGATTGGAAATGCAGCATCGTTAACATGACTTGTTATGTACTTTCCTAATTTAGAATTATCAGTCATGTCAAATGTTTTAACAATCGTGGCCTTATTTAAAAGCTGCATTATTCTATTATTTTGAGAAGCTAAGCTATCATCTAATAAAGTGCTATAGTCTGTAGCATCAACTCTGTATATTACAAAATGAGATGGCACCTTCTTATCTAACCATATAGGAGCTAAGAATTTGTATTGTTCATCGTATAATTTGGTTGAATTAAAAGAAGCACCGTAGTTGTATTGATCTTCAAACTGTTTAGAATATTCGCTAAACACAGAAAGATCTGAATTCTTTTTAAGAATATCATATCTCAAGTTTAAAGGGAGATCTTTATAGAATCTGGCAATATCTATTGAATATGATCCGGATGGATTGATTGGAAACTTTTTAAACGAAGCATTGGCCAATATAGCATTTGCATCGATAGAATCCATGTATAAGGAACCCGATGAGTTAACTACCAATTTTATATTAGTACTTAACTTTGGATTAGTTCTTAAAATACCAAATGACAGATCGTCAATTTGATTATTTGCAGTGTTAAAATTTGTTGATAAACTCATGTATTAGTCCTTCTATTTATTACTTTATATATCTTAAATAGAAGGACTAATGAATTACATATATCTTAGTGAAGTTATAGAGCCTGGTGTTGAAAAATCATTTTCAGAATCTACGAATTCTCTACCACCATGCCATCTAGGTACTCTATACGTGTCTATCATTTCTTTAGTTACGTTAGCTACTGAAGATCCTTCTGGTTTATATTTAGCGTAAACTTCAATATCAAAGGAGAATACGTCGTTTTCACCTTTTAAAATATCTAATCCTATCTTTTTAGAATATGTTAGGTTTGTTAAGTTTGTAGATGCAATTCCACCAACTCTTCCAGCGTTATTGGCTGAAGAAACTCCAAAATAATCAGTCATTCTATATTGAAATATTAAATCAACTGAAACAGCATTAGTAGCTCCTTGTGCAATTGATTTCTTACCAAATTTATTATCAGCGTCTACTGTTAAACTTGTAGTTTCAATAGGACTTAAGAATAAGTAAGCTCCGCATGAATGACCTCCTAATAAAAATTGATCTTCAGCATTGAATGACATTTTTAAACTTCTGTATACATCGATTGGTGTTGAAGTATTTGACTTCATTTGCCAATGTGCTCTTTTATATGGATTTTGAAATGATCCGTCTGTCATATTAGCTCTTCTAGGTGCATTTTTAGACATAGAAACTAAACCAATTTCTGCAATATTTAATGGCGTTAAAGCACTACCTGTATTTAATAATGGGTGATCTTTGTGTAAATACAATCCATTATCATAATCAGTTTTACTAACTTGATTTAAACCTGTACTGATAGCTGTAGTATTAGGCAAACCATTTGTATAATCTCCAGACCAAATAAAATCATCTGTTCCATTATTAGCAGCATAAGGTGCATCAGTTGCGTTTGCAAAATTCCAATATCTAGAATCACCTGATCCAATTAATGCTGGATTTGTTCCAAATTTATAATTGATACCATACTCAAAATCATCTGCACCATTTCCAACAGTCCATGATGTAACACCGTAATCAGTATCTGGTGGAGTCATAGAATAAAGATCTGCATCATTAGCTAAATTCTTAGCTCTAGAATACATATATTGACCTCTTAATTGGCCAGATTGGTATGGAGCAACATTCATATAATCAACACCGGTTAAATTAGAACTGATGTTTTGATATTGTAATGGAACTAAATCATATCTACCTTCATTTGCATAATAAGTATCGCTCGATACAGTTGGGTCGATAGTTCCTGGAGCTACACCTAAAACTGTAGATGCTCCAGAACCATAAGCTGGTTTTGTTCTATCTCCTACTAATCTAGATACTAATTCTAAATCTGTAGCTTTACTGTTTGATAATTTAAGTTTGAAACTTTTAGTTACAATTGCACCCTTTCTATCGATTTGATTTGTAATTTCATCAACATAATAGCCTGCAAATAATTTAACAGTTGTATGATTAGAAACAGTAGTTTGTGCTCCTGATTCGTCTTCTATATAAACAACTAATTCTCCAAGAGTTCCAGTGATTTGAGCTCTTAATTTCTCAATTTGAGTTTGCATCTCTACTAATTTGTCAAACAAACTAACAGGATTTTGCTCAGTCGTTAAGAAACCAGATGCAATCGAAGTTGCATTGTGTGAAAAGTATTTAGAATTAGCAGTAAATGAATCTTCTAAGTGTGTATATAAACCAGCTGTTGTTAAATCTTGTGTGATTTGAATTCTTACAGTCTCTAATGAATTTTCATTGATAGCTTCTAATATAGTATCACCTGTGAATTCACCTTCTGGAAATTCATAAGTCATTATATCAGACCAATCAGATTCAATAGAATTAGCAGGGAATCCAGCTTCTGAAAGAGATTTAACCATAATCTCTACTTTTTCGCCAGGTTGAATAGCAATGTCTAATGAATTAAAATTAACTGCATTAGCATCTTCTTCGCTATCAGTGCCCCAGTAAAATTTACCATTAGCATCTTTAATTCTTTTTCTGATAGGACCATCTACTTCAATCCAATTTGAAAAGGCTGCAGTTTTTGTTGTGTTACCATCTTGAAATGGTATTTGATCAATTTGTGAAGTTTTACCATTAGAAGAAACGTAACGGTATCTTATTTTAAATTGAACTATAGCCTGTTCTACAATATCATTTGACTTCTTAGGGTCTGGAATAGACCAAAAACCTCTAAGTTTATATTTAGGGGCAACGTTTGATAAATTATTAGAATTAGCAATAGATTTAATTTCACTAACAACAGAAGAATACAGAGCAGACTCAGATGTTCTCTTTTGAGCTAGTGTACTTAATTCGTTAGTGTCTCTATCTCTTTCTACAGTAGACTTATATTTTACGGTATTGATTGCAGATTTCTTTTTAGAAATAGCGTCATCTAATTTCTTTAGATTCTGCTCCGATGCAAGTTTATCGTTTTTAAGTTGTTTGATCTTATTAGTCGAATCATTATCAGTTAAGTGCTTGTTGATTTGAACTACTTTGAAATTTGCAGTATCTAACGCTGGTGCATTTGGTACTAAACCAACAGATGCTGGTGGAATAGAATCAATTTTAAAACTTTTAATAAATTGACCAAAGTCAGCAACTTCTGATCTGTAATAATCAGCTAAGTTCATAACAGTACCATTCTCTGTTGCAATTTGTAATTCGTTAGAATAAAATGCAACACCAGGTGAAAAGCTCTCTGACAATATTTTAGATACTGAATCAATAGCTTTAACGAATACAACTTGATATTCATTAAAAGCAACATTAACGTCGATATTAACTGCGACGTCAACATCTTTGTATATTTTTAATTCACCAGCTCCAATTCTAATAGGTTCTGAACCTTCAATTAAATCTAATTCAGCTTGTAAAGTATCGGTATTTAATGCCGTGATTTTATATCTAGTAGAATATTGATTTGAATTAACTACTAAGAAATCTCCAACTTTAAGAGTCTCTGTATTTTTTAATGTTTTAGATGAATCTGAGTACGTTAATTGGTTTAACGTAAATAATCTAACGTTTACGGTTTGAGTAGCACCATCGACAACCAGTGTCTTCTCTGCAGTGTCTATACCTAAAACGTCAAAGTTACCGTAATATGCCATAGATCTTGATGGCATATCAATATCTGAAGCATCTTTTCTATAAACATATTTATTTTGTACAATGTCTTTTACGAAAGTATCGTAATCAATATTGTTAGATCCTTTGTATACAGAATTAAAAGCTTGAATACTATTTACATCATTACTATCAAACACATATCTTTCAATGTATGCTTTTTCTGTAGTTGTTGGTATTTGACCACTTACATTTAAACTAACTGTTAATAAAGGATTTAAAAAGTCTTCAAAAAATTCATTAGCTTTGGTTTTGAATGCAGTTGGTGCCGCTAAATTTGTAATGCTAGGGGCTGGTCCTTGTAATTTAGAAGTAATAATTCTTCTAAAAGAACCATCTTTTAATTTAACATTAGATGTCGTGCTAGTAGTTCCAGCTAAAGCATCTAGATTACCATTTAATCTTTCAATTTCTCTTTTCAAGAAACCAAACGATGGAATCTGAACCGTTTTAACCGAACCTTTTTTAGGATCATAAAGATCTATAGCAACAGTTTCTTTGTCTGTTGTTATAGCTTCGTTAGTTTTTTCAAACGTACTTAAAGAGTTATTGTAAAGTTCAATAAATTGTTCAAGTAGTTGAGAGATTGAATTATTAGCGCTCATATTATCTTAATATATCTAGTTCAAATTGTTTATTAACAGCATCAGTGCATATTAATTCAACATATGGTTTTGTCGTTATAAAGCTTGAACTGCTTAGTGTTGAAATTAAAGTCCAACCTAAAGTAGAAGATTTTAAACTCCAAATTTTAACGTTAAAACCAGCAATGTCAATAGTGTTGTTAAATTTAATTTTAACAACTTGACCTTTCTTCCATGTTGTTGATGTGTCGTCTATGTATATATTGACATCATTAACAGCCGCATTTGAAGAATTAACGTCGATCGCAATTCTATTAGTATAAGGTTTTAATCTTGACCATATAGCATAATTATTAGCAAGCGTTGGATCAAATGGAGCAGTAGCTTCTATTTTAGAACTAACAATCCAATTTAAAAATGAAACTGGTGTAACATCAAATAAATAAGGTTCACAAATTTCATAACCGTCTACTGTATTAATAATTTTAATAATATTGCTAGTAGATTTATCAATTCCTATACCAGGCCCTGGTTTAATTACGTCTATATTATATTGAACTGAAGTTGGTACCGTACCGTCTAACATTTGATTAATCTTAAGATTGGTAGATTGAATCAATGATAGTAAAGTATTAGACTGAGACATATTTAATTTAGCATTAGCTACGTCTTTTTCAACTGCAGCAATTCTATTTTTAACGTCTGCAATATCAGCTGATGTTAAGATCAAGCTTTCAATGTCTGCAACTCTGTTAAACATTTCTGTATATTTTGTATCGGCATCTTTTAATAATTTAGTAGCATTACTAAGTGCAGAAACAGTATCTAAAAAGATGTCCATTCCAAATGTACTAAAATCATTAATGTTATTTTCAACACCAACGTTATCCATTGAACTGTTGAATTTAACATTCAATTTCAAAGAGAACGCATTACCATTTAAACCAGTAATATCGTTAGGTTTGTATTTTGTTTGAGTTGGAATAAACCAACCTGATCCATTTGGATCTTCTTTAAAGTTATCTAAAATTAAAACACCGTATAGGTTTGTAGCTCTATTCGTCGGTGTTGATTTAGAATATAAATCGTAATATACTAGAATAGCGTTAAATGTGAAATCTCCACCTCTTTTAGAATAATCAAAAAGAGAACTCATTTCCGCATCGTTTACTATTTTAGCGTATGAAGATGATGTAAAATCAATACCTAAAGCATTTTCAACAATACCAGATTCATTAGGATCAATTATGATTTCTGAATCTACGGTATCGGTGATACTTTCTAAATTAAGATTAACATCTGGATGAGTTTGTCCAGCACGACCTTCGATAAAACTTCCAGGTACATACTGTAATGCATTTGTGTTATATGTTGCTGATTTTAATAAAACATTCGGTGTATAACCAACAGCAGATGGTACATTAATGAAAATTTCATTATACACATCACCTTTATAATTTTTATCATTAGAAACATCTATATTTCCTAAATACTTAATAACTCTTTCATATTCAGTACCTGTTAGTGACGAATCATCTAACTCGACCATTCTACTTAAAGAACCAACAGCTTCTTGAGATGTTGCGCTTCTAGCTTGGAATGCTCCAATTCTATTTAAGTATTTAAAGAAAATCTTTTCAGCATCTGAACTAAAAATAGTAGAATCAAAATCGTCATCGTTTAAAACCAACTGTTCAAGGTTTAACGCATAGTTTTGAAAAGTTTGTGCGAAATGAATATTTGCATTACCGTTTAAGGTCGTGTCATCATACGCTGAACCAGATGCATCGAATAATTTATTAAATTGTATGTAGTTATTAGTAGAACCCTGTGAAGGCGCAGTCACAACTGGTACTTTAACCAAGGCAAACTTTGAAAATTCAAAGTTTAAATCTGGATTATAGTAAGATCTTGTTAAATCTCTTGCTGCTGAAGAAAAGGCATATAGCGTTCCTCCTTGCTCCTGTGGTATTCTAATTAATGGTGTTGCCATTTAGCGAAATTTCTTTTATGTTTTGTAATCCAATTATTGAATAGTAGCTAAGTAATTAGATACGATATTCCAAAAACCATCAGCGAATCTAATCGTTAATGTTCCTTTATCTGCTAGAGATATTGAAGTAGCTCCAGAAACATTTGCAGTATCAACGCTTAATGTTCCACCAGCCGCAATAATTGTAATTTCTTGTCCGACATTACCAACTTGTAAATTTACACTGTTGATGGTTGACGCATCTACGATATATGTTGCGTGTAAAAATGCATTAGCTGCAGGTAAATCAGAAGTACCAGTGATTGGTCCTATTTTTCTAACAGAATATGCAACGTCAGCGTTTGCAGTAAAAGTACTATTAACAGTTACTGGAACTGCAGAAGTTACTGCTGTTGAATTTGCAATAAATTTGTTAGATGCAATATTTAATGAACCAAATGCACTAGCACCAGCTAATGTAATTGTTTCGTTTGTAGTGTCTAATACACCAGCAATAGAAGCTAAATCATTGTTGATATTAGCGAAATTGTCATTGATAGTTACTCTAGACGAAGAAACGCTGTCAGTACCTAAAATTAAAGTTATGTTTGCCATTTTTGAACAGTTTGTTTGTTATTTTAATGTGATGCTTTATCACGTATTATTGTATTATATATCATCTTTAAAATTGAACCGGAATCTAAAATAAAATTACATGTACAATTCTTCAGCCTTGACTATAGAAAGCATATTTCTAGTAATTTCATTTTTGTTTCCATTACTATCTATTAGTTCCAGTTTTATAGTATAATCGCCTCTTTCTGAGAACAAATATGTTAACCATTGGTTATAGCACACAACTTCTTCAAAAAGTGAATTCGAAGTATTATTTATAGTCCATTTCCAAGAAATAACACCAGGCATATTTGTTTTTTCAAAAGCAAATGTCAAGTGTGTCATTAATGTTACTTTAGCATGATCATCAAATACAACAACGTCATTCCAAGTAGGATTGTATGCCGTGTAGTGTATTTTACCTATAACTTCACCTCCTGTTGGACTTTCAAAATAAACATCTTCAAAATTGTATGTTGAAGAATAATCTTTACCAACTGCTAAAATATAATAAGTAAAGTCTCCGTTATCATATATTCCATTAGCATCAATATCTATTATAACATGATTCCATGTAAATTTAGAGAATATAGGATTAGTATCTGGTGTTAAACTATTTAATTCTGCGGAAATAGCAGCCCAAGCCGTAAGATCGTTTTGATCTACAGGATATTGATTTTGAATAGTATATGATTCATAAATAAATTCATGAGTGCCTGGAATTCTCCATTTAATAGTTAACGGTGTTCCATTATAATATCCGCCAGCGAAGTGATTATTTCTAATGTCTATTTTAAATGAAGCCGCTAAATCAGGACCAATTCTAGTAGAATCCCATGTATTATTTAAAGCGTCATTCCATGTCTGTTGTTTTAATTTATTCCAAACATATGGTCCAGTAGTTTCACTAAAAGATGTTGGAGAATTAACGTCCAAGTATCTTCTAACTGTTGAAAATTCTAAACCAGCAGTATCATCGTGTATATAATTATTTCTGTCTAGCGTTAAATACCACGAAGCCATCATATCATCTACTAATACTGGACTATCTTGTGAAAAATCATAGAATCCACCCGCTAAATCCCAAGTATAAGATTGATCATTCCAAGATTCGTTATGATTTTTCCATTCGTATAAACCGTAAATTTCAACAGCTTTGTTTTCAATAACGATTTCAGAATTCTTAATCGTAAATGATCTAGAATTATATAAGTCATACATATTTAACGTAACGTTATAAATTCCAGTGTATGGCAATACTAAGGCCATATTATATAAATCCTTGACAGCGCCTCTGTAAGTTACTAAATAATCTCTAGGTCCGCTTATGATCCATTCAATTTCATAAACGTCTCTAGACCAAATATTATCCCATGTATAAATAGATGCTCCATTATTAGTATAGTCATTCGCTGCTAAGTCTGTATCATTCCACGTATAATCTGCATCTTCATAAAAATCAGACAGCGTGGTAGCTTCTAAAACAACCGGGCAACCGATAGGTACAGTACTTAGTGTAGTAAACGTATTTAATTCTTTATCATAATAATGATTATAAAAATCTTTAATATCGGCAATAACATTAGTATTTAAAATTGGTTGCAATGGAAAAGAAAGAGTATCAGTTGCTAAGTCTTGGCTAACCAATCTTAAATCTTCTATAAATAATCTTCTTTTTGGAAATACGTGAAAATCAACTTCAATACCAGAACTTTGTACCTGTATTGTATTTTGATTATTCCAAACGTTTTGCGTAAACTGACTAAAGAAATCACCTTCAGCAGTGATGTCTATAATTTTAGCTTGTAAAGGCAAATATTCTGTTTGTAGCTTTCTTTTTAAGCCATATAATTTAATTAAGACCTCATCTGGCGTAAAATCAAATGTTTCTTTTACAATAGGTAAATCCCACTCGTCTAAAGATTCAGTTGGTTCATTTATTCTATAAACCAATGAAAATCTAGAAGTTTTCTTGTGATTAGAGTTTGGTAGCTCTATTTTATCTGCTTTAGATGCTAAAAAGCCATGAGTATCTTGGTTTGGTATAGCAACAGCCATTAATTTACCAAAACCTGGCGTTTGCTCATTTATGTTTAACCAATATTCTTTTATAGTTAAATTATCATAACCATAAAATTTCATAGCATTTAGAAGAGCTTTATATGTACCGACAAATGGCAATATGTTATGTGCTTCTAAAAGTAATTCCTTTCTTTTATTATTGATAATTTTCCAATCAGTTGAGATTTCATTAATGTCAGAATCTCTAAATATGATACCGTCTTCTTCTTTAATAGAAGCACCCATATTTGAAAGCAATACACTTAATCGCTCATCTTCGGCTTCTGTTTCACCGTATATTAAGATTTTTGCAATATGAACGTACGCGCCATCCTCTTTAACAAAGATATTTAAATTTCTTGTGTGAATGCCTTCAATATCAGAACGTAATGCAATATTACACGAAAGCGGTGTTTTATCAATTGAATCGACAACTTCTTTGTATTCGTGTGTTTCGCCAATAACATTAGTCGTATGGTTAGTTTGCTGATATATTACATTATTTGTTGAATTAGTTTTAGCTAAAATCTCTTCAGATTTTGTTGTAAATTCAAATACATTATATTCATTATCGATAATATCAACGCTGTATAATTTAATGTCTTCACTAAAATCTAAATCTGATTCTAAATTAAAAGCAAATGAATTATCAGTTGCATTTTCTGAAATAGGTCTAACATATTCTAAAACACCAGAAGACGTAACGACTTCTTCAAAGACGAATAAATTAGCAGTCTCGTATAAACCAACCGAAACTTTAGGCAGGTATATTGATCCTGTCCAAAGTTCTAGTGTTGAATCATATGAAAAATCTAATTCACCAGAAGTTCCGTTAAAAAATCTTAAATTTTGATATTTTGTCATGTTATCTTACTTTCGTATAGTCTTTTTTGACAGTGTATGATTTGTAAACTCTAAGAGTCGTTACTGTATTTATAAACTTTATTATCGGTAGCTGTATCAAATTAATAAAGTTAGCTAAGTGTTCATTTTTAAATAATAATGGTGAAAGATTTTTCTTCATTAGATCTTGTGAAAAATCGTAGCCTGTGTTTAGTCTATCGTCTTTAGCAGAATCAGTCGCATCATAAATACTAGTTTTAGTATTTTTAAATAAACCTTCTAATATATCGTTACTTTGAGCCATTATATTTTCTTTCTATTTTGAGTTTGTATTGTGGAATAGATTGTATTAGGTCTAGCTGGCTCATCAAAATAAACTGAAAGTGCCGCTTGTTCTCCTAATAAAGCATTATCTAAAACTGCAACGCCATCTCTATCATCCCAACCACCTCTAAATAAAGCTACTTGTTCTTTACCTAAAATAATATCACCAAATGAATCCAAACCAATTACAGATTCTGGTAATGGATCATTAACAGCAAAATTTACTGTATTTTTAGTAACTGTCTTTTTAAAGAATACAAATTTAGACTTACCATTACCAACATCTTGTAACGTTGGCGTAGATGGTGTAACTGTAGTAGTTGTTACTATATAATAACCATTTTTTCTAGCTAATTCTTCTGATTCTGAAACAAATCTAACATTCACAGAATCAACACCTTCAACTGATTCAATTATAGCAATAATATCTGATTTTGGCAATCTGTCTCTTCTAGTAATATTCATTAAATAATCTGAAACCTTTGATCTAATTTCAGTGTAAATCTCTTGTTTAGAATAATTTTCAAAATATCTTACTTTAATGTCCATTCTAAATCTTAAAACTTCTGGATTTACGATCTGAACTTCAGTAGTTACCATCTGTTGACCAGATTTTTCTAAAGTAGTTAATATAGCATTCTTCTCATCTTGTGAAAAGAAAAATTCATCAACAGGTAAACTAAAATAATCTTGGTTATTAGTTAATTTTCTTTTAACATCAGGCAACATAAACAAATAAATGATGTTATCATCATCTAAAAAACCATCTTCTGTTGTATTATACGCATCTAAATAAGAAAACATTCCGTATTTAGACAAAAAGTATTCATAATTATCTGGTGTTGCAAGTACAAATGACTTAGAAGCTAATGGAGCAATAAGTTTAGTTAAGCTTAAGTTTTCTTCATCTGCACCCATAATTGGCGCAACAGTACATTGAACGTCTAATACATCATTTAAATTATGTGTATTTCCCAATGAATCAAATCCTTTAGTTTCAAATTTAAATGTTAAATCTTTAGAGTGATTTAAGTTTCCCGATGCACCTCTAGAAACTAAATATTCAATTTGAATTGAAGCGCCCGTTTGAGGTACAGCTCCAAAATTGCCATTACCAAAATAAAGATCTAATCCACCCGTAATTCCAGTTTTGATTAAATAACCTTTAGTTGTTGGTTTCATGTCATATAAAGAATCATACTTCTCCCATTTTTCGCCATTGACAGAAACGGTAATATTGTCATGATCACATTTTCTAGTTATAATATTAAATGATTGCAGGTCTGTTCCGTTTGAAGTAACCGTTTGTGTTTCGAAAACGCCTTGTATAATAGGAATATGAATATAATTAGAATTAGATTTTTCAATTCTAAATTGATCTGAATTTGTTCTTAATGTATATTTTAAACCATTTGACTGTGAAGTAATAATTGCATTAGCAGGAATGTTTAATGAGCTGCCTGCGATGTCGTCTACAGAAGATGTATTCAATCTAATCTTAATTTCACCAATAGCACTGGCGCCTCTATACGCGTCATGTCCAGCCAATCTAGCTAAACCATACACAGATTCTGGTTGCTGTGCAGTTATAATGTTTTGCTCGACTGTTGAATTTTCAATATAAAAGAATATCAATTCTCCTAATTCAGAAACCACTTGTATGATTTGTGAAAATGGTGATGCTGTTGTAAACAATTCACCTAAACGACCATACACACGACCAATATAGGTCTTAGTGTCGTTTAACATCTCAGCTGCTTTAATTCTAGATGTTGATAAAAATTTTAAATTTGCCATTTAGTTTTAAATGTTTTATATTATTACTTTGATTTGATATTGAGAATCGATAGTTATGTCTATAAATATAGCATCTCTGTCTTCACCTCTTTCATATGTAGTAGATACATCAGTTTGTAATCTTCTAGCTAATGGACAATATCTGTCAATTTGTTGGTTTATTTCTCTAGTTAATTGGTAGTCATTATAACTAAATTCAAATATAAGACTTTCTAAATCACAACCAAAATCAGGTTCGCCTAAAACTTCTCCTTTTTTTGTAAAAAGAAGAACTTCAAGTTGTGTAATCGCTTGTGCAATGTCACTTTCTGATTGCAATTTGTATTTATCAAAGTGCGGATCGTCAATAGATTTTATATAGAATTCCATTAAGTATATATTTTATTAAGAATGCATCATCCAATCTGTACCTTCGTCAGATTTGATTTCTTCAATAACTGCTTCTAACTCACTTTCACCTAAACTTTGAATTGCATCAGCGTTAACTGAAATTCCACCAGGTAAATTGTAACCAAAGATTTGCATTTTATTTCCTAAAGATATTTTAATTTTTGCTGAGCAATATCTAAAGAATGCTTCGTCTGCAAAAAGAGCACATTCAGGAATAGTCTCATATATTTCTAAAACTATATCTTTTTTAGGCAATTCTCCAGTAAAACGAATTTCATGTGTTAATTGGTTATAATTAAAACTCAAAGGATTATTTAAAATCTGTCTAGTTAAATCAAAATAACTTTCATTAATTACATAATATTGTAAATTTTCTGCACCAGCAACAGCACCTGTACCACCGTAAAGACCACCATATAACATTCTTTCCATTGCGAAATCACCTGTTGTAAAAGTAACTGAAGTTCCAGAACCAAATCTAGATCCAATTTCACGAACACCGTAAACTGAATATACTTCACCACCGCCAGTTAATGGATCTTCTTTTGGTAAAGTAAATGATCGCGTTGCTTTAAAATAATCTGTTTTAAAAAGAGCTATTGGTAAAATATAAAAGCTCTCTTTCATAGAGTATTCGTAATTTTTATAAAACCATTTCTTAGCACGTTGTACGATGTTATAAACTTCTTTTTTAGGTAAGTTCATAGGAATCATACATGAACCAGTAATATCATCTGCCAACTGATTTAAAAAATCATTTGCACATGTACTGTCCCATGATGGTGGTGTAGTAGAACCTGGTATTTGTCCGTCATTAATATTACTCATAGCGATTAATTATATTTTGTAAGATTTTATTATTTCAACATCGTCAAATTTAGCAAACTTGGCATCGTATTTACCTTCTCTAAAGATTCCGCCTTGCATCGATCCTTTAAATATAGTATCAGATCCATATACATAACAATTTTTAAGCACTGCATTCCATGCTGTTTGGCAAGAACCTACCTTTGAATTGTTAACTTGTGTGTTATAATAAATGTTGCAATTTTTAATATCAGATGATTGTATATCACATGTGAAGAAATCACAATATGTAAATTCACCTTGCAGTGAACATCCTATAAATTCATAAGCTTCTAATTGAAAGCAATATGGTAAGTGACCGTTCTCTACTTGAATTCTACCAGCATCTGAATCGTAATTGATATTTCCTTTATCCATTTGACCTTGAGTAAATAACAAAGCAACTCTTTCTTTGATTTGTGGCCAATATAAATCTAAAACAGTTGGATCATTTGACATATCGACTGTGAATTTACATTTTGGAAAGTTCTTTTCGATATTTCTCCAATCTACTCTTAAATCAATTACCTTTTTATTGTCAGCTAAAATCTTTTTAAGTTCGATTTTATTTAACTCAGTGAATGATGTTTGGCTATCACTAGCAGTTGTCCACAATTGAACTAAGAAATAATCCATAAGATTTAAAATCTTAGCAGATTTTTCATGCCAATTTTCACCACCTAAATATCTAAATTCAAGATAGTTCTTTTGAAGTTTTTCAAAGTTAACTCCGTAATATTTTGTTCTAGGGAATATAAAATTGTTTGAGCTGATGTGCTCTCCATTGTAAGAATATGTTTCAATTCTTGGAATAACAAATTTTATTGATTTTGCGTATGTTGAATCTTGTCTATTTGGAAATGCTTTCCAAACTTTATCTTCATTAAAATCTAAGATGAATTTTAATGGATTCATTTTAGAAAGTAAGTTCTTATTACCAGATAATTCTGGATTAAAACTTAAATTTAAATGAATAGAAGATCTATCAGTAGTGTAACCGTTCTTTTTGATCCAATCACACATTTTAATAATCATCAGTCTACCAGCAGAATAAGGTACTGCTCCTGTAACTAATTCAATCAATCCAGCTCCACCAGACATATCTGGTTCCATTTTGAATTCATCCTGCGTTGGTTGAAATTCACTATGAGCCTTCTTTTCTACACGTATTTTTTTGCCAAGTAATTTGCCAACTTCTTTGGCTGTATCTTCAATGCTTGTATTAGAATAGAACTCAAATTCTACTCCGACTAGAGCTTTAGATAAAATGTCTGAGTCTTTAAGGTTTATCATTTATATAATGAATGTTATTAGTTCACTATATATATCATTGCAAATTATCTATAACATAGAATCTAATTTGGTTTGCAACTTCTTGATTGTCTTCTGATAATCAACTATTGACTTTCTTTTCCATTCTATATTCATGCCTTTCCAAGATGCAATTCTTTTAGCAATCCCGTTATCACGCTCTGAATTATAGAATGCCTCATCGTTATTATAATTTTTAGCAGCATCTCGTTTTACAATCTCATTCCAAGTTGGCCATTCGTACCAAGAATCTTTAGGATTATCTTTAATAACTTGAATGATTTCAACAACTGTTAATTTAGAATTTGTTTCAACATCTTCAGTTGCTCTTTTAATTTTAATTTCATAGCTCTGAATTTCTTGATTAAGTTTTTCAAGCTTAGACATTTTCTTAATCTTTTCATTGTATTCCTGAGTTACTGCTTTACTATTAGTTTTAGGAATACTTGTTTTAGTAATATAACGATAATGTAATCTTTGAACATTATAACCGCCAGCATAAATTACTTCAGTTGAAAAATCATATGTTATTTCGTTTCTTTGTATTTGTGCGGTGATTTGAATATTTCCTTTAGGACTTCCGCTTGCATTGATAGAAAGTAAAAGATCAGATGGCATTGTATATGATTCTATTGATTTTACCATATCATATATTAACGTAAGTCTAGTAATTTCTCTATCATATTTTGAAAATTCTCTACCAAATTGTTTAACGTATGCTGTTTCGGCTTGAGATAACATAGTAATAATAGTAGGTTCTAACGCTTCTAATATAATGTCAACTATATTAGTAGAATTGGACTCATTTAAAAATCTATCATATGATTTAATCTTACTCATAGCTTATTTATTTGTTTTAATTATACTGTAAATATAAATAAAAAACCCGAGATT